ATATTATGTGGCATAGTTATAATCCTATTATTTTTGTGTGCATAGTTATAATCCTTGAAATCTTCTATTATAATTGATTCTGAAAACATCATCTTCATCAGGTCTTTGATTCCAAGTTGCACTAAGTCCACTTGGTAATCCTAGCCTTACATTAGTACCGCCATATCTTATTCCATCAGTACCATATTTTATGGTTTCCCCACCAAATTCTTTTGGTAATTGATCTTCGCCCTTAAAATAATTAAATCTTGAGTCTGTACTCAAATTAACACCTTCTGGATCGCCTAAATTAAGACCAACACCACCTTGAGCAAAAGCCTGTTCTCGTCCTATATTTACGTTGCCACTTGGCAGTTCAACACCCACTTGAGTTGGATCATAACCGCCATATACTCCAAAACTTAATGGGCTATCGTTTTGTTCGCTTTCTTCAACATACCTTTCAACATCAATATCTACACCACGCTCTCTTAAAAATCTTGCAAGTTCCTCTTTATAACTAGGCATTATAATCCTACTATCTTGGATTGAGCTTTAGCTTGCATCTCTTGCATTTTCATTTGATGGTCAGCTTGATCTATTTGTGCTTCTCTTTCGAGTTTCTGCATTTCCATTTGATGTTTAGATTGAGCTAATTCAAGTTCCATTTTCTGTTTAGCCATTTCAGCTTGCTGTTCAGATTGAAGTCTGGCCATCTCTGCTTGTTGTTTAGCCATTTCAGCCTCACCACTTTCCCCAGTTTGTTGTTCCGGGTTCTGTATAGGTTGATCGCCAATCTTATCAACGGCAGTCTCAACTTCTGTACCGAGCTTAAATCGTCTAACCGCTGCCATTAGCAATGACTTGGCAGTTTCCATAGGTACAGCACCGCTTTCAACGGCTGGTCCTATTCCGCTTAAGAATGAGGTAATGCCAGTCAACAGTTCGGTTATGTTCTGTTGCTGTTCTGCATCGTTAGCAGCGACAGTTGAATCAGTCTCAATATCAACCTTAAACTCACGCATTAAATCATCTCTTGCGACTTGTTGAATCTGCTCCCATGTGGGTTGCTCTAATCTTTCGAGCATTTGCGGATCAGGTTGCGGTGGTGGCGCTGGTTGTTGCCCTTGCATTTGCATCTGCTGGGCTTGCATTTGGAACTGTTGCATCTGCATTTGCATTTGCGATTGCATCATTGCCTTTTCTTCTTCTGTCGGGAAATTCAATCCTGTCATTTTCTGCAAAGTATCTACTGAGAATTGTTCTGCGATAACCTCTGCCATCAGACGTATAACATCTCTGGCATAGCGCTGGACTTCTCTTTGTCTGCGTTGCAGTCTCATGCTGCCGTAGTTAGCTTTTATGCTTTGTGCTGTTGCAGTCTCAGAGGCAACTGAAGTTCCTCGTAGCACATCGGAGATACCTGTTATCTCATAAATTGAGGTAATCAGGTTTTGACGATACGCATATAGTTGATTTACAACACCAACGTATTTGTCAATAGGCATCATCCATATTGCACGATCTAATCCACCAGCATCGAGATACTGAGATGCACCATCTAACGGAATCATCTTGTTATCGCCAGAATCCATCAGACGTTCAATTTCAGACATCCTGGAGTCGTAGATTCCTCGTAGCCTCAGACCTTTTAAAATATCAATAATACGCTTAGTGACATTGTTTAACTCAGTCGCTAGTGTTTTATATAGATAATATTCGCTGACAGGGATTAATGAATCCGTTGTTGTCAAAGTATATATTGGTCTTGGCACCGGGAAGAACCCGGATAAACCTAATGGATCGTCTGCTTCTTTAAGTGGTTTGTCTTTGAAGGAAGGTGCAATAAAGTATACCTTCTTTGTTTCTTTACACCAGATTTCCCAGACTCGGACTCGGCCTTCTCTTTGGGATCGGTTTGTTTCATTGTCATAAGTATCATCCTCTTCTTTGTAAACATCTATCCCGACTGAGTCAGCCATTTCCTCGCCAAACTTCTCTTCAATATCTTGTTTCGTTAATTTATGTTGGAAACCAACCCAATTTACTTCTGTCCATTTATTAGCTGTTCCTCTTCTGAAATCTTCAAAAGCAACAGATTCAGCAACAACTTCTTCTCTGACTACTTCACCAACTGGCTCTTCATAATTTTCTTCCATCTCACCAGGCATTTCACCTTCAGGCTGTTCAGGTGTTCCAAAGGTAGGCACATACCTGACTCTGGTAACACCACGACCGACTAATAAATAATCGTCAACCGCATCACTCATTGGTCTGTCAAAATCTGAGGCATCCACCATGAACTCAAGCGAGCGCTCTAAGACTTGTGCCACAGCTTTGCCAAGCTGGTCCTCGTCTTTGAATCTTCTCTGTACATTCGGAACAGGAGTCTTGTTATATATTGCTGGTTTTAATGTTTCGATATTCGACCAAAGAATATTAAACGTATTCTTACGCATTTTCTGACCATCTGAACCAATCGCTGTTGAAGAAACATCCTCGCCACGATAAATGTCAACAACCGCTTTAGCATCATCTCGCCAGTCTTTTTCTGTTTTGTCTGAATCTTCTAATTCGTCAAGCCAGTACTTGACTAAATCTTCAGGCGAGTCGCCATATAGCGGGTTCTTATAATTAATCATATTACATTGGGTAACCTTTGCGTTTCATTACCTCACCAATAAAGCCAGTATTTTTATTTTTCTTGGTTGTTTTATTCGTGTTATTTTTTTTCTTTGGCGGTCTGCCTTTTGTATTTCCGTAAGTACCTTCTCCGTATGGCATATCAATAATCCTCTTGTTGTTGTCTTAATCGTTTGCGTTCTTCAATCATTTGCATAATGGTGCGCTCTGAGCGACCTTTCATCGTCTGTGGGTTTATTTCTTTCTTATCTTTTGCTTTCTTAATAAATGGTCTCGACATACAAGCGTAGCGTGTTTCGTCTGCTGCATGATCCTCGCCATCAGTATCAACGTCCTCTGGCCTTTGGACATCGTGTTGCATCATTGGATTCGTTCTAATTGTTTCGGTACACGTTGAAAAGAATAGAATCATTGGTGGTTCAGGCTTTAGTCTTGCCCGGAGATTATCCCAGCCACCCATTGCACCTTTTCTTGATACCCGCTTATTGTCAGCTCTTCTGAAGCTGATTACATTCCCGGATGCTTCGTATATTCGTTCTGCATGGGAAGGACCACCATCTCTTGCAAAGGCAGATGGATCGAGTACCGCATCATCAAGCCTTTCATCTTCGGCCATTCTTTCTACGATCCCGGCACCAACTTCTTCTGCTGTCAGTTTAAGACCAACATTACTTCCAGGCTCTCTTGTGCCGTACCACTCACGATATTTAACCAAACAACCCTTTGAGATGCCTTCTATTGAGCCGTCTGATACTGCATACCAACCAACACTAAAAGGTGCAGCACTTCCCCAGTCCATGCTTATGAATCGTGTCCAATGCTCCGGGATTTCAAAAGGTTCTATTACATGGCGCTTACCAAACTCGCTGAAGAAAGCACCCTCGATTACGTTCCAATCTCCTTCAAGCCATGCTTTGACCAACTGAGGTGAGCCAACCATCTGAAGGTTAGCAATATAGTCTTTACCTAGATATTTATTGTCTTTTACTGTGCTTGGAATAAATACCCAATCTCTTTCAATGCTTTCGCCACCAAAAGGATCGTCAAATATTTCTTTATGTATCTCCCAACCTTGTGGGGCTGGATCAATGTATTTTGCTTTAACCCAGTTGTGTCCGGGACCACCCGGATTAGCTGTTAGTCTTACTCCAACAGGCACATTGTTGCCTGACCTGAGTGTTGCCATCAACTTATAGATAGGTTCTGGTCTTGGAAATGTTCCAGCTTCTTCTATGTAAAGTCTTGTGTAGCTATGGCCTTGATAACCATTTGCATCGCTGTCTCTTTCAAGATAGGCAAAGCGGAGTCTTGCTCCATTTGGACTGCGCCATAATTTATTAACGTCCTCGTATTTCCATCCTAGATTAGAATAGATCATTTTAGAACGCTCAATTAAATCTATTAATTGAGTTCTCTCTCGTCTAATCACTAGCCCTGAAGCATCAGCACCATATAAGTCAGCGTGGCTTATCCATTCTCCTAACAGAGCATCAGATTTTCCACCGCCCCTCGAACCGCCAAATAAAATACTGAAACAAGGACAACTAACAAAAGCTGTTTGTGGACCAGGTTGAGGACTCCAAGCTATTAACTGTCTAGTTTTGCTGGTGTGTACTGATCCGCCCATGATTCACTATCCTCCGGGATTAAGGGTAGTCGCACTATATAATTAAGGTTTTGTCCAATCTCTCCTGAGTGTTCTGTTTCAACTTTGTCTTTCCAACCAGCTCTGTTTTTAAGATAGAAAATCATCGCTGTGTTGTCGCCAGACTTTGCTTTATTAAATAGAGTATTGGTTATGGTTGCGATGCCTTTACTTCTTCCCTTTTTTATAGCCTCTGAAAACTCTGGATATTGCTTCTGTTTTTCATATAAGGTTGATTCTCCCATACCAAGTACAGATGCTATTTGGTCTGAGGTTAATCCTTGTGCTGCTAAAGATTCTGCCTTTAAGCACAGATCGTTGTCTATTTTAATACTTGGTCTTGCCATTATGCAGCTTCCTTCTTTTCAAGTTCTGCTTTCTTCCCGGTGTAATCTTCCCACCGCTTAACTATTACATCACAATATTTTGGATCAAGTTCCATTAAATAAGCATTTCGGCTTGTTTTCTCGCAAGCAATCATGGTGCTGCCTGAACCACCAAATAGGTCTATAACTATACTTTTGGTATTTGACGCAATCTTTAATTGATTTTCAA